AAATTCACGGCAAGCAATGATGTCAACGTAACGGTCACAGTAGAGGATACAACGTGAGGAGATGAGCGGTTATGATGAAACTTTTACAGCAGGTCAAAACTGCAATGAGGATAAGTCACGACCAGCTTGACACGACCTTCGAATCAGACATTCAGACGGCGGCTCTCGAGCTCTATCGCTCGGGAGTCCAGCCGTATGTGACGAACGAACAGGGTCAGATCGTTATTGTGGACGGCGAACGGCAGATTATTGATGACGAACTTATTCACAAAGCCATCGAGCTGTATGTCAAGGCTCAGAACGATTACAACGGGAAGGGCGAACAGCTTGAACAGGCATTTCAGAAGTTAAGTGATTCACTCGCTTTATGTGGCGATTATGTGCTGGTGAGGTCATAAATGTTCAATCAGATCATAACTTTGATAAAAAGAATACCGAACGGCACAGTGGACGAGTACGGTGATCCGGTGGATGTTGAAGAACGGCGCGATCTGTTCTGCGCGGTGATGTCTATCGGACAGACGGAGTTTTATCAGGCGGCGACAGCCGGTGTGAAGCCACAGATCAAGGCGATTATTTCAGATTATCTCGATTATCAGGACGAACAGGAGGCTGTCGTTGACGGAATCTTGTACAAAGTTCTCCGGACGTACCGAAAACAGTCGAATGAGCTCGAGATAACACTGTATGGAGGTGTACGTCATGCCGATGCCTAAATCAGTCACACGACAGTGCGGGGCAAGCGGTATCAAGATCGTGGACAGCGTGGATAAATGCCAGTACACGATCAATGAGCTGTGCAGAGCGGCACTTCGAGACGTAGGGAAATATGTAGTTATCACGACAAATAAGAAGGCTCAGAAGCTTCCCGGTATGGCGAAGAGCAAACGTGTCAAAGGTACACGCCACGCTTTTCAGTACTGGGTCCGGAAGAACAAAGGTCTGTCGGACTGGCCTGACTGTCAGATCGGTATCCGTCATGATACCTGGTACGGCGTGAATCAGGAGTTCGGCACGAAGAAGATGAAGAAAAAAGGCTTCTTGATGGAGTCAGTGAGCGAAAATATCCCGAACATCGTCAAAATTGAATCACAGTATCTGTCCGCGATGGAATCAGAAGCGCGGGCATTGTCTCTCATAAATGAGGGTGAATACAAGGGAGAGGAGGACAACGATGCGCTGCCTTAAAGATGAACTCGAAGAGTATCTCGGGGCGTATTACGTTGAAGCTCCTGAAGATGCCGAGTATCCATATGTCGTTTTCGAACTGAATCGACTTGTGGAGGACTATGATCGGCAGTCGTACATCCTCGAGATCAATGTATGGGACAAACACAAGTATTACAGCCGGGCGGAAGCGAAGATGGATGACATCGAGAAGCTTCTCAATGGCTGCTATGAACTATCAACACAGGACCTCTTTTACGTGTTTAATGGTCAGCGTCAGGTCATTCCGGACGATGATAAGCAGATTAAGCGCGTGAGAGAACAATTTGAACTTTACTATTACGAAAGGTAGGACAAAATCATGAGAAAGTTTTCAGGTTTCACCACAGAAACCGCACAGTCATTACTCTTGAATGCCGGTGCATTTTTCAAGAACTTTGATCCCGCGACCGATACCTTCGACAGCGCAGTTGCAGCTGGCAAACTGATCGGAGCTACAAAGGGCGGCGGCGAGTTTTCCGCAGTTCCCGAAGTTCGTCAGATCGAGGTCGACGGTGTATCAGGACGTGCAAAAGGACTCGAGATCATCGATGCCTGGGAAGTATATCTCAAGGCAACAGTTCTCGAGATCAAGGAAAGCACGATCGCAAACGGTCTCGCTGCTTCGTCAGTAGACACAACCACAAGTGCAGACTATGACATCATCAAGGCTGGTCAGTCCATCGAGCTGACCGATTATCTTGATAATGTTGCATGGGTCGGAACTCTTTCAGGGTCAAACAAGCCCGTCATCATCGTAGTGAAGGCAGCCATCAACACCGATGGTCTTGTTCTTACGGTTGAGGACAAGAACGAAGCATCTATTCCGATGACATTCTACGGACATTACAGCCAGGACGACCTTGAGAATCCTCCCTTCGAAATCTACTATCCGAAGGCAGTTGGATATCATGGCGTTAAGGTTACGACAGACGGACACGGCGATGCAGCTTCAACGGTTATCAGTGGATACACCGGAACAGTTGTCGGCCTGACCGCAGTGCCTCATACCGGATATGAGTTCGATAAGTGGACAGTCGTCAAGGGTGGCGTTTCGATCGTCGATGATGAGTTCACGATCGGTAACTACGACGTAGTTGTCAGAGCGGATTTCGCAGCGATATCATAAAATAACATCAAGGAGGCAGAAAATGAGAAAAATTAAGACACAGGACGTGTTCAAGTTAGCACGTATCATCAGGATATCAGGTGCAAAGAACGAATTGGCCGAAATACTCCGGGCATCACAGAACGGTAATAACGGTGATGCCCGTAAGGTCGGTGTTGACCTGATCATGACGCTGGTCTCGGTATGCGGTGAAGAAGAGGTCGAAAAGATGCTTTATGAGCTGATCGGCGGTATCGCGGAGAAGAAACCGACTGATATCATGGATCTCGACCTGGATGAGCTCATCGAACTGTTCAAAGAGATCGGCGAACAGAACAATCTTTCAAATTTTTTCGATACAGCAGTCAAGTCAGCTTAGAGTCGCTTGATCTGCTTTATTCACGATACGGCGCGGGAGCAAAGGATATTCTGAACCTCGATATGGACGAGGGAATGGATATCCTTTTTGTCGCGTCTAAACAGAAGAACGAGGATCGCTTATATCTGCGCTGGTGTACTTCCATGTCAGACAAATCATTCGAGGAGTACAAGCTTCAAGCCGGATGGGAACGTGTTTATGGTTCAAAGCGATTAGAAGATATAAAAAATTCCCCTGAAGATGAACAAACAGAAGAGGAAATCCTTGCCGGTGTGAAAGAGATTTTAGGGTAACGCTTATGGAGATATTCAAGCTATATGGTTCGGTTTTAATTGAAACAGACAAGGCACTGGCATCGATGCAGAAGGTAGTCGGACAGGCTGACGAGATCGGAACGAAGATCGGAAACTCTTTCAAGAATGTCGGAAGCTCCCTGACCAGCATCGGCGACAAGATAGCGACAGCCGGAGCTAAGATGACGGCAACGATCACCACTCCACTTGTCGCACTCGGAACGAAGGCGTTGAGTGTAGCCGGTGACGTTGATAAGACCATGCAGCTTGTCAATTCTACGATGGGAACGACCGAAGAACAGGCGAAGAAGCTTGATGCGGCTATTGAGAAGGCTGCGGCGAATTCGACCTTGAAGATCGGTGATGCAGCGAACGCGATGCTGAACTTCGCTCGTCAGGGTTTCACGGCTGAAGAAGCGATAGAACTGCTCGAACCGGCGATGGCTCTCGCAGTTGGAACCGGAACGGATCTCGACACGGTATCGTCCGGACTGGGCAACACTCTCAAAGCCTTCGGTCTCACGGCAAAGGATTCCGCTAAGATCACGGATCTGCTCGCAAAAGCACAGGCAAGCGCGAACACGACCACGACAGGGCTGATCGAAGCTATTTCGATCGCCGGTCCGATATTCAAGACTGCAGGATGGGATCTTGATGACCTGGCAACAGTCACAGGTATCTTCGGGGATCACTCTATTGAAGCATCTGAAGGAGCGACAGCACTCAAAACGGGTGTCGCTCGTCTCGTAGATCCAACAAAAGAAGCGCAGATATGGCTGGATAAAATGGGAATCACCGTCAAGAACGATGACGGAACGATGAAGGACTTCCGGACAGTCATCAATGATCTGCATAATGGTTTTCAGAATCTTACAGAATCTGAAAGACTGGAAGCGGCTGCGAATATCTTCGGAAAGAACCAAATGTCAAAGTGGCTCGTCCTGATCGAAGCCGGAGCTGATTCTTTCGACACACTGAATCAGAAGATCCTCGAAAATGAGGGATACAGTCAGCAGTTATCGGATTCACTCATGAACGGTCTCGGCGGTGCTATCGAGAAATTGAAGGCAAGCCTTGACGTTATGCTCAAAAACATCGGTGATGCACTCGGAACGGTGCTGATGCCGGTTATTCAATATATCACGCAGCTCATAGACAA